CCAGAAATCGAAGAGTTCCTGGATGTTAGAAAGCCCACAGGGGGTGATGTTAATAGAAAGTCTACTAATTTGCACCATGGTGTTCTTGTTAGCGACAGGTTCATGGCTCTTATAGAAGGAGCTACACGAGAACCTGGATTTGATGATTCGTGGGATTTAATAGACCCGCACACTAAAAATGTTGTAAAGACAGTTTCTGCAAAAGCACTTTGGGTAAAACTTATACAAAATCGTGTAGAGACTGGAGAACCGTATATTATGTTTAAGAATACGGTACAAGAAGCACTTCCTTTATATCAGTTAAAGAAAGGGTTAAGAGTTCACCATTCTAATTTGTGCTCTGAGATTACGCTTGCAACAAACGAAGAAAGAACAGCAGTATGCTGTTTATCAAGTGTAAATCTTGAAGAGTATGATGAGTGGAAGAATAACCCCTTGTTCATTCCTGATTTAATTCGTATGTTAGATAATGTAATTACTTACTTTGTAGCCAATGCTCCTGATAAATTAACAAAAGCTAAGTTTAGTGCAGAAATGGAAAGAAGCCTTGGATTAGGAGCAATGGGCTTTCATGCGTATTTACAAAGGCATAACACACCTTTTGAAAGTGCAATGGCAAAAAGTAAAAATATGCAAATGTTTAAGCATATTAAAAAGGAGGCAAAACATGCTACACAAACTTTGGCAATGGAGCGTGGTGAGGCCCCTGATGCTCTTGGCGAAGGTGTTAGAAATGTTCATCTGTTGGCTGTGGCTCCCAATGCTAGCAGTTCTATTATCTGTGGGAATACTTCTCCTAGTATCGAGCCATATCGTGCTAATGCATTTGTCCAAAAAACGAAAAGCGGCTCAAGCCTCCTTAAAAATGAGTACTTAGAGCACGCTTTACAAGAACTGGGGCAGGATACAGAAGAAGTATGGAAGAGTATTATTACGAATAAAGGTTCAGTACAGCACTTAGATTTTCTTGATGATTATACCAAAGACGTCTTTAAAACTGCTGTGGAAATAGATCAAAGATGGGTTATTGATATGGCTGCTGATAGACAGAAAGAGATTTGTCAGAGTCAGTCTTTAAATATATTTTTTCCAGCGAATGTTTCCAAACAAGAACTTCATGCTGTTCATATGATGGCATGGAAAAAGAAAGTAAAAACACTATACTACTTAAGAAGTGAAGCGGTGAAAAGAGCTGAAACAGTATCAGATGAAGCACTTAGACAATACATATTTGACAGTATGGATGAAGAGGATTGCTTAGCTTGTGAAGGGTAGGTGGAAAATATGGAAACACGCACTTGGTTCATACAGCGAGGAAGATGGATTTGATCCTGCTAATGATAATTCAGTTGCGATAATAAGAACAGCTATTCTTGGCCTTAATCTTATGTGTGCTATTTTTATTATAGCAAACATAGTACATCATTGGTGAAAATATGTTATTAGAAGAAAGAAATTATTACAAACCCTTTAATTACCCTTGGGCTTTTGAGCACTATAAAACACAGCAACATATGCATTGGCTTCCGGATGAAGTTAATCTTGCTGATGATTTAAAGGATTATAGGGAAAGACTAACACCTGAGAATAAAAAACTTATAAGTCAGATATTTAGGTTTTTTACTCAAGCAGATGTAGACGTTTGTTGTGGGTATGCAAAACACTACTTACCCACATTCAAACAACCTGAAGTACGAATGATGCTTTCAGCTTTTGCAGCAATGGAAGCAGTACATCAGGAAGCGTATTCTTTGCTTTTGGAAACGCTAGGATTTGGTAATGAAGAATATCAAAAATTCTTTGAACACAAGGAAATGCTAGCGAAACATGAGCACTTGAATGATTTTGGTATGGAAACTGAGATGGATATTGCAAAAACAATAGCTATCTATTCAGCATTTACCGAGGGGGTACAGCTATTTAGTAGTTTTGCTATTCTGTTGAACTTTCCTCGACATAACCTTATGAAAGGTATGGGTCAAATTGTAACATGGTCTGTACGAGATGAAACATTGCATGTTGAAGGAATGTCTCAGCTCTTTCGTACCTTTATAGCAGAAAATCCAGAGCTATGGACTGATGATCTTAAATATGAAATCTACTGTGCGGCAGAGCGTACAGTAGAGTTAGAAGATGCTTTTATTGATTTGTGTTTTGAGAATGCAGAAGTGCCCTCTCTAACAGCACAAGAAATAAAGGATTATATTCGTTATATTGCAGATCGACGGTTACTAGGTCTTGGAATGAAAAAAATATTTGGGAGTGAGAACAACCCATTACCATGGTTAGATTACATGTTAAATGGAGTTGAACACACTAATTTCTTTGAAAACCGTGCTACCGAGTATTCTCGTGCAAGCACAACCGGAAACTGGCAGGATATCTTTAAATGAAATTTGAATTCGAAGTAGAAGAAGTGAATATTATACTTCAAGGTTTGGGAGAACTTCCTGCCAAACTAAGTATGAATCTTATTCAAAGTGTACAACAACAAGCTGCAGCACAAATGCAGCCAGAAACAGAAATATTAGAGGAATAAAAATGAAAAAAGTATTAATCGCATTACTATTGTTTCTTCCGTTACAGACTCTTGCTGCTGGAATATTCAGCGGGTCAGTTGCTTTAGCGTCAGATTATATTTGGCGAGGACAAACTCAAAATAACGGAAATTATGCTCTTAGTGGGGGACTTGAAGCAGCTTTGGGCAACGTTACAATAGGTACATGGGCTTCACACGTGGATTTTCAAGATGAAGCTAATTTTGAATATGATCTATATGTAAATGCATACTACGATATTAATGACACCTTCGGGGTCAGTGCGGGGTATCAACATGTTAGGTGGGATAAAGGATATGATCCTTTTAATGAGGCATATATTGGTGTAAGTATCGGAGATTTAGGCGTTACTTACCATCAAGATTTGGATAATTCCAGTGCCACTTTTATTAATGTAATATACTCAGTCCCTTTCATTAATATAGTTGGCGTATCTTTAGAGTACGGCAAAATGGCAGACTTTGAAGCCTACCAAGCCATAAATATTTCTAGAGAGCTAGGAAATTATGCTATAGGAGGGCAAATAGGAACAGACGAAACCTTTATAGGTATTTCTTATAGTTTCTAAACTGAAGGGGCTTCGGCCCCTTTTTCTTCCTCTACTACTACCTCTACTATTTCCGGCACTTCTACTTCTACTTCTAATTCCTGCGCTACTACTGGCTGTGCGAACATACCAGGTGCTACAAAGGCAGCTATGCCAATAAGTACAGCTACTAAAACTATAATTTCCATTTAAATCTCCTTTTTACTCGACTTTCATTAGTCAGTCTTCAATACAGGTCTAGGACTCACAGGAAACCTTGCTGTACTAGGCCAATCACGTAGCTCTTTTCGATATGCCACCATATTTGTTTTGTTAGGGTAATCACTTGCATCAACAATAGTATCAGTCCTTACTAACTCAGCGTCTCTCCACTCTCGTTGCCTTACAATTTTAGCGGCTATAGCTGCTTTAGCGGCTGGTGATTGGTCAGTGACAACAATATATTCACCATCTGGATATGCAGTTTTAGCAGCTTCTAATGAGTCAAAATCTTTAGCGGCACCCTCGACCATCACCCGTATTAAATTAGTCATATTTCTATCTCCTCTAGTCGAATAGTATGTCGTAGGGACCTTTGATCAACACCGTAGTTGGGCTTAACGCTAAGCCCACTGTAGCCCCGCCCGCTGTTGAGACAATAGTTCCTGCATCATTTGTATAACACAATTCGTGAGGCGTCAGCCCAGACTGGTTAGTGTCTGTTGCCCCTATAACTTTAATTTTTGCTGTTTGACCATTGGTGTATGCCCCGTCAGATATGCCTATAAAGTTGGAATTATTTGCATTTCCCGCAGAACCCCAAGCCATTCCTAAAACTTGTTGAGTAGAAGTATTTACTTCTGAGACAAAACTAGCTGTTGATAAGTCGTATGCAGTGCTCATCGAATAAACAATCATGTTCTGCCCGGCATGATCCCACAGATACAAACTTGTCCCGGCAGGGTTAAAAAGCATAGCGTGTACAGAATCTCCCTGCGACGAGAAATCTAATGCAACACTGTCATAAGTTTCCGAAGAAATATCCCATGCAGTGCTCAAGCTATACACGTATACCTTGTCGTGAGTGTCGGGATTACCATAGATGCC